GGTGTATATTTTGCTTTGCGTTCAGGTACTATATAATTTAGTGTTTCTGTCTCGTAATTCAAAGGATATTCAGTACTTTTTATTTGTTCTGAGACTGTTAATTCTAATCCTGATTTATAACCGTATTTATATGCTTCAGCTCGTTTTCCGTTTCCTGCTGAATGCCAATGATTTTTTGCCATAACTTATTTATTTCTTTTTATTTACCAATCAACCATTACCATTTTACCATTGTATATCATGATATTATCTGTTCTAAAATCTAAATCTAAGTCAAATTCTGGAATATTCAATTTTTCAACATCAGCCTGTAATGCATTTAAGAAATTATCAAGCCTAGGATCAATATTATCTGTAACTGACATAAATTCAAATATAGAAACTTCTCCGCCTTCATTACGAGCATAGTTGTTATAATCTGATACGAATTGATCAAACATCATCTGTTGTTTATCAGATAATGTATTTGCATTAGCCATTATATACATATCTTTTCCGTTAACATAATATACCGGAATAAATGTTGTAAACTCTGTATAACGATTAACAATGCGTTCTGCTACTGCATATTCATCACGTTCTTTAGTAATTTTAAATGCTTTATCTTCACCATCAATTTCATACACTCGTCCATTATCACCAGCAGCAATAAAACGAAATTGTTTGTTTCGTATTTTATCTAAACAACGTTTTAAATCTGATTCAGACATTTCGCGAAGTAATTGTTTTAATCGTATCATCATTATCCTTTAAATGTTATATCTTTATCTAAATCCAAACGAATTAAAAAGTTCATATCAACATCATTTCTTTTACGAATTGGTTGTGCTAATTTTCCAATTGCCAAAAGTTGTCCGAAATTGTCATATAATCCAATCGTTGTTATATAAGGAGCAAACGCACTACTTGATGCAAATGGTAAATATGTTTCGTTGTTATCTTGCGTAATAGTTGGATTCAAAGACATATTAAAATCTCCAGAATCTAAACGAGTTACAACATTCATTTCATATAAAGTTTTCGTACTACGATATGATGCAGTATAAGGTGTTTTCAATAAATCATTAACTCGATAATCCGGAGAAGAAAATACTACAAGACCTTGTTGCCCAAATACATTTCCTACATATTGAGTTTGCAATGCAGACCCACCTTCTGTTCTATTACCTAAGTTAGTTACTTGAGCATTAGTTAATGATTTATTAAATATTCGTATTTCATCTACTGTGCCTTGCAAATTAAAACTATTTACAGAATAACCTCCAATAGATAATGAATCAGAATTATCAATTCTAGCAGAAGCAGTAAATGGTGATGATGATCTTTGGAGCAATGAACTAGTTACTGTAGAATGTAACGTTCCATTAACAAACATTGCCAATGTATTATTAACTTTTTGACAAGTTACATGATGCCATGATCCAGTAACAATAATTGATGATGTAATTTGTGCTTTAAATGTAGTACTACCCGCAGCGGAAAAAATCAACTGATTGCTACCACTTAACTCAATTTTAAACGGATATACTGGCGATAGAGAACTAGATGCTTTTGCTAATATTAATTGATTAGAAGTAGTTGCATTTGCTCCACTAATAAAAAATGATACCGCATAGTTATGGTCGCGATCGTAATTTCCGTTAATAGCTTGTTTAATATACCCAGCTCCATTAAACTTCGCAGCAAAACCTAAACTACGTTGTTGACCTGTCGTTGTAGGAATCCCTGCAATATAAGAAACTCCTGCAGAATTATAAGTAATCCTTGAAGTATCAAAATATTCATTGAAGCCTTCATAGAATTTCACATCTGTAACTAAAGAAGAAGTATTAAATGCGGTATTAATAATATTACCATATCTATCACTTGAATATGAACCAGATATAGATGATGTAAATGTAAATGATGCTGGTTTTATTCCTTCACCTATTTTTACTTGTGGTATAGAAAAAACAGATGCTGTTTGAAATAATCCTTTTTTAATTTTATTGATATCACTCGGACCAAATGTATTTATTGGCTGAGTTCTATATTTGTAAAATAAATGATTGATAGAATAATATATAACAGACTGTAAACTACCGTCAACATTAGATGCATCATTATATGTTAATTCTGTATCTAAATCAGGTAATACATTTGAATATATACCTTGCAATGGCAATAAACTAGATGTGGTACTACCAGATACAATTGTCCAAGATTTATAAACTTGAAATGGAGAAACACCTATATCAGAAACATCTATTTTTTTGAAAACAGTAGGATATGTTCCGTTATAAGGATTTTCAGTATGTTGTAATCTTATTTCTGCCATGTTAGTAAAAACCCCGATACATTTAATATAAATATACCGGGGTTAAATTCATTAAGAATTTTTAGAAATCCAATTTAACTCGTATAAGAGCTTCTCTTTGGAATGATTTCAATAATGGTTTAGAAAGTTTAGCTACTGCTAATAATTCTTGACTGTCATTATATAAACCTACCGTAGTAATATATGTTTTAGGATCACCAATAAATGTTGATTCTGCAATTTGTCCTACTGATCCAGTTACATATGATGGATTATTTGAAAAGTTATATTCAGCATTTTTAATTCTTACGAAATAATGTGTGCTTGTAACTTTTTCAGAATTTCTTGCTAAGAAACTATATGCATCGCCTGTAGCTCCATTGGTAAGTAATGCCGATCCTGATATTGAATGGTGTAATGCAAAATGGTTATTACCTTCTGAACTAGAACCAGTATTAGTTTGGAAATTCAATTTTTGATCTAGCATCTTACCATCTAAAACTAATGCTCCATGGTCTGGATATGCTATACCATAATAATGCGGTGCTGATACATTATGTACACCTCCATTTAAAGATCCTGATACAATATTATAAACTTTTCCAGATGATGTATTAGAACCATTTGAAATAGTTGAATCGTCAATCAATTGAATAACCGTAGTGCCTGATACATTAACACTTCCTGTTGCATTGGTTGGTCTAGAACTTGAAATAGTTCGTAATGGCAATTCCCAATTACCTGCATCTAAACGTTCTTTTACTCTATCACGTTTAAAATTAACAACATATACATAATCAGTTGAACCAGATCCTGCAGTTGTAAAACGCATATCGGTTGGATTAAGTAAAAGTTGACGATATTGTGAATAGATTGCTTTTGATGGAGAATCATTAAGTTGACCTTGTGAATCAGATCCACTTCCTAATGCATGACCAAATGCCAATGAATATTGTACAGCTGAACCCGTTGCTGTTGGTGTTGACTGATAAACATCAACATAATATTTTCGTTGAGTTGTAGTTTGAGTTGATGAAGTAAAATACGTTTTCAATCCAGCAACGCCATCACTCCATAATCCGGCAGTAACAACTTCTGTTTGATTTTTAACAATATCATTAACTGCATCGAATTTTGTAAATACGCGTCCATTTCTAGATAATATCTGAGATTGTTGTTGTTGCGCAACCATTTCATTAGCCAATTGTTGTGCTAATTGTTGTACTTGTTGATTAACAGCTCCTGCTACACTTGCAGCTGACGGTGAAGTCGTTACAGTAGTCGTTGGTTGCCTAGCCGCTTGAACTGCTTGTCCAGCTGCCGTGATTGGCACTCCGCCCTGTCTTGGTTGTTGTTTTAAAGTTTTAATGAAATCATTCATTTTCATGTTTTTACCTATATTATAGTGTTGCAGTAGTTGCTTTTTTAACTGTTAAATTAATAGTAACACTACCACCAGTTTCATTACCAACAACCGTAATTGTTGCTGTTTTATCTTCAATTAACTGCGTTTTTGCAACAATTCGGAATTCAAATCCTGCAACTGCAATACTTTGTGCATCTTCATTATCTCCAACGAAACGTGGTGTTGTTGGAAGCACTGAATTTTGTAATGCTCTTGTAACTAAAATATCTGCAACTGATGAATCAGAAAGAATAGCTGTATATCCTAAATTAGCATTACCACCTTGGAAGTTACTTGTATTTGGAGAAATAATTGCACTATTTCCAGGAGCAGCTAATATAATCGAAGTATTACCAACATTAATCACAGGAATATTCGTTGTCTGTTTCGGCAACGTTACCAATTTATAACGCAGTGCTTGAGTTTCGTCTGGTATAGCTTCTGTTACTGGCATATTTTCAATAATAGTACCATAATAATTAGTTCCAAGTGGATGATCTGGATTCCATAAAGTGTAATCAACTTCGTCATCACCAATAGCAAATTGTGTGATACTAAATGAACTTCCACCTTTTGCTAATAGTTCACGGCCTTTTAATGTTAAAATTGCGTCGACTGTAACGCTTGAATTATCTAGATAACCCATGTTATGTTTCCTTTTATTTTTAAATAAATATCAATGATATAAAATTTATACTAATACAAAACTACCTTGTTGTCCTACATTTTGATAAATCAACTGATTAGGATTAGAAGTGGTCCATTCAACTACTGGTCCGCCGTCGATAGTTTGTGTAGAATTAACATTGAATCCAGGTGATGTAAGTTTACATCCAACCCATCTATGATTTACTGTACCTTTCGGTAAAAAATCTTGTATTTGTGCGGCACTGCCGGACCATGTCCTAGATGCAGTCATAAACATAGATCCTGATGATAAATAACGGCGTGATGGTACTGAAACAGTATAAGTAGGTTGTACTGCTTGACTCATCCAATATGGTGTTGATGCTGTTATAAATCGACTACCTGAATAAATTAGATAGTTATATGAATATTCAAATCCGCCGTATTTTTCAAAATTCGATGCTGTTAAGTATGATTGCCATTGATTATCATCATCTCCAGACACCGTTAATATTCGTCCATCCATGTTTGCATTATACATGGAATATAAACCTGATGCAGTTGGAGCTATAGATTCAATTACTGAATTATATGTAGAATCAAATCTTTTAATTTCAGGTAAAATTGTATCTTTGCTTCGTTCTAATACATTTGGTTGTATTAATATCCCCGTTAATTTATTAGTTCGAGCAGGTAATAATTGTTCTAACTGTTTGAAGAATGATAAATCAAACAATGTAAATATACTAATATATGCATTGATATCATTTCTAGATTGATATTTTTTCCAATATGAATCAGCAATTTGTATTAATGCTGGATATGATTTTTTCTCAGTTTCCCCAGGATCTCCGATATAATCATCTAATTCCGTAAATCCTAATTGAGCAATGATATCTTCATCAATCATTGTTTGAGGTGAAAAATATACACCTAATTTTTTACTATCTAATGGAGCTTTATCAAATTGACTGCGTTCTGCTCTAGTTTTAACATCTAACGCACCAACCAATTCATTATCTTCTAAACGAATCTTGTTATCATCATACGTTCCAGCACCTAATGAAATAGAATCATAATAATATGTTTCTTCAATTGAATTATAAGGTGTTGCTAATGTCCAACTTGCAAATGATGCTGATATATTAGATGATATAGGTTGTACACCTTGCAAACTAGCAGTTTGTGAATGATTTACTTTTTGCGTTAATGGCAATCTAAATAACAATTCAGAATATGCATCAACATTGCCATCATATGCTGCTGGTGCTTTAACGTGATTATCGAATGCTGAATTTTGTAAACTTGAAGTCCAAAATCGCAATTCTTGCAATTGTCCAACTAATCTGCTAGCACCCGTTGAAGTGCTACCTAATACCATTGTACCAGATGATGCAAAAGAAGCTGTTGCTGATGCAGAAACTGCAGCAACAATTTTTCCATATTTAGATTTTTTAGCAATTAAATCTAATTTAGTACCATTTGTTCGAAGAACGGTTGTTATCCAATCGCCATTGAACATTTCAATTTTAGCAGATCCGGTACCGTTAATTTTAATAGTACCTTTATTACCGCTACTAAAATCAATTGTTACTGTATTAGAGCCTATTGTATACAAGTTCATTGTGTTCGGCATAGATGGGTTACTAACAACATCATCTGTTCGGAAACGCAGTTCAACACTATTAATAGGCTGTGTATAATTTATGTTTACAGTACCAGCTACACTACTACTTAAATCTAATGCATAGTCAAAATTTAGTTTTTCATATATCGGCGCTCTATCAATTCTAGGACCGCCATATTCTTTGATACTAATTAAAGACTGCGGAATTCCATAACATGATAACAATGCCTGAACACTTCGTTTAGTTCCTTTAGATTTAAGTAACAATGGTAAATTATTAACAATTCGACGCCATACAGCGTATGTCATATTTTGGCCAGAAACCGCAGGATCTCCTACCGATATTGAACCAGTTAATGGAACACCTGATTGGTTTGTTCCTAAAACATATTCCCAAAGATCTTGGTATTGATTGCCATCAGTTAAATTCCAACCAAATTGTTTTGCTACAGAATATAACAATTCATTCGGCATACCTAACTTAGGATTTTCTTCACGCGTATTGATTTTAGACATATGATTGATATACGTATAAAGTATATCATAATGATGCCCTAACATATTAACAAATGTTATCAATTGATCACTCGTTGCAGAATATTTAATATGTTCCGGTACCGTAGATATCAATGAACTTAAATTGTAAGTATCATAAAACGATGCTGATGTATATAATGTATCATACCATGCATCAAATTGACTACTAGAAACAGAATATAATACATATGGTTTCGTAGAATTAATTTTAGGCACTGGTTGAATATAACTGCCAGTTAATTCCGGTACTGTTGCTGCAATCATCGGAACATCAAATGTTGTTAATTTCGATGATGACTGATAATACAAATATTGTTCAAAGGCATCAAATCCACCAATCAATGTTGTTTTTAATTGCAAAAAGTCTTGTGCATTTGTAGCAGCATCACTTCCGGAAATTTTTGATACTGCAATACTTTGTGAAGTATATAATTCTAATAATTGTAATTTGTATTTGAAATTATCCAAACGTTCAGTTGCTGAACTATAAAATATAAAATTATTGAAATCTGAATAATCAATGTTTAATTGTATTCCAGATAAACTACCAGAAAAATATGCATCGACAATTTGTTGTGATGTTTGCGTTGAAGATCCTAATAAATCAGTCCAACTTTTTAATCCAGTATCAGTTGATGTATCATATGAATAATTTGCTTGCCAATTGGGGCTTGCTAATTTATTAACTAAAGTTGTAGGTTGGTTATGTTCAATAAAAACATTGTCAATGTATGGATTTTTTAGTTCTTCTACAACCCAACATCTGAAATTTATATCAAATTCAATTGGTAATGGATTTTGTAGTTTTACATATAAATAATCTCCAACTACTACGCTATTAACAAATTGAAAATTTTGATTTCTACTAAAATTTAATAGATATGTTTTAAATAACGCCGGGCTTTCAATAATATTATAAACCGACGTTTGATTTTTTGCTGAACTAACTTGTTCATATCTTTGATTAATCGTCGATGTTTGATCTACTGTTTGAACAAAGTCAGTAATTTGTTGTAAATATGCTAGATTATTACCATCAATAGCTCGTAAACGTATTTCGGTACGATCTGTTGAAATTTCATCGATACAAAGATATTGTTGTTCATAACTTCCAATTAAATTTTTAAAGAAGTTCACTGCAATACGGAATGTACCTGCAGATAATTTTAAACTATCAAATTCTTTGCGTAAATCTATTGCTAATGGATTATTAAGATTGATTATTTTATTAGTAATCTTATCAGTAAATTTTGGTATTTTAGTTTGTTGTTGAACTTTATGATTACCAGTAATCCAAGAATCTGCAGAATAAACATGTAATTCTAATCTAGTGTCACCATCATTTTCAACAATTGGATTAACAATTGGATATTTTTGTGTAAATGTTGGGTATGAAACTAAATCAAGTTGTTGCGTAGTGAGTCTTTGTCCAGAAATAGAATTTCTAGAAGCATCAATTTGTGTGATATTTTTATATTGAGTTAGCATCAGTTAATTTCTTGATTCCATTCATCTACATTTTTATTTGCATCAGTAATTATCCAATATGATGTATCAGCATTAATAGTGTGATATTTAAATTCTTCGTCAATGAGACTATATGCACCAATACTAAATGCATCGCCAATTTCGAATGATTCATTCGGAATGATTTCTTCAATGATTAATTTTTGAACTTCATATTGATTAATTACACCATCTGTTGCCGATACATATGTTTTCCAGTCACGGTCTAATCCAGTTTCAACTGTTGTTTTCATTAATGAAAAATATGCCGCACTAGATTCACTAACATCAGAATCATAACGATGTTCAATTACGATACGGAAGCGTAAATCTAATCCTAAATTTTTAATTTCTTTTGATACAACATATGAATTTGGTTTTCGTTGCATCATTCCATCAACAACATCATCCATTAATATTCCGGAATACGTTCCATTTGCATTAATTTTACGATTTTCTGATGGTTTATAACGAGCATATACTGGATCGTTATTCAAATCCAAATCCAAATCTAGATCCAAATCTAAATCAGATAACTCATCAACAATCGTAGTACGAGCAGGAAATTTAAAATAATTAAATTGTGTATCTATTAATGGTAATATTGATTCTGTTAAATAATTTGTAGTAATGGCTTCAATTATTAACAATGATGATGTAGTATGTACAATGACATTGCCATTCGAATCACGTTCATTAACAGATGTATTATTTGACAGTACGGTTAACCCGTTTTGATCATACTTTGCATTTTGTTGAAGTGAAACGCTATCTGCCATTATCTAACTACTTTAAAATATATTTGATCGTCGACATATTGCTCAGTAAATCCATCTACTATTTTTAATTGCAAACGGTAATAGCGTTCCGGCATAAAACCATTCATATCAATGTAAATATAATTACTTGTGCTATCGCAACTTACTTTAGTATAAATATTGTCATACGGAATTATGACTTCATCTGTTGCTGCATCTAAAATCGAATAATAAGTAGTTGTTGGTAAATAATTAACTGTTTCTATAGGAAATAAATTCGTTGGGGATTTCCTAGGATATTTATCACGAGAATAAATTCTTATTTTAGAAATCTCAGTGTCTTTATAAGCCGGTTTAACGTTGGTATAAATTGCATATGACTCTAGATTAACCGCGGTCATGGATCCCGTCGTAAAAGCACTGTTATCCCAGTACATCGTTAACTTAGGAACATATATAGTATGCGTTTCACGGCTAAAATATCTAATATAGCCTTGCACGTTATTATTGAGCTCATCTGAATCAGATAATTGTAATAAGAAACCATAATTTGGAATCGTATTATTATTGCTACCACTCAACCAAATTCTTATTTGATTGGTTACATCAATATTAATATCAGTTGTTCGATATGAAAATGATTCTGATGTGGTTAATATAGGTGCAGGAGCTGATCCTGAATAGTATAAATAATTACCACCTGCGCCTGAACCTGATATATACAATCTACTTGTGCCAATTTGTTGTTGTTGACTACCTGATATCCAAGCAGATGCTGACATTGATCCTGACCACGTTGCGCCATTTGTAGTTAAATCTGATAAATAACCTGTACCATTAACCCAATCCTGTCCTAGCATTTTTGCAAACACAGAATAATCAGATGGTAGATTTTTTGCATGAGATGTATATAATTGCAATACGAATTTACAATCAGTTACTGATTTGCTATATGTAGATAATGATGCCGATATTTCAGACATATCAAATTTAACAATCGCTCTAGATTTTAATAACGTTGAGCCATCGTTACCTACACGTTTTCCAATTTCTAATATTTCATCTAATCCAGTATTATAATCCGGATATGATTCATACAACGTTGTATCTTTATTTGCATAAAATATTCTAAACATTTATTTCCTTAATAATTTACTACACGACCTTTAATATCTTGATTTGGAAATTTAACTTCAAAAATACTAGGATCTAATGAAGGATAAATTACACCATTACGTGTTGCAGTCGGTAAGTCATAAACATTTCCGGAATAATTCAATGACGTATCATATAAATTATTAAATACAACATTAACTACTGATTGAACTCCTGCTACATTTGCTAGAGTGTTAGTAACTTCTGATTTAATTACTGGTTGATTTATTTGCCATCTATCAACATCAAAGTATTTTTTAAGTTCATTGATACATTTCAATAAAACTTCATTGCTATTATAATTTGAAAGAACAATAATCTCAAATTGTATTCCAATATTAATAATGAATGCATCTTTAATATTGATAGCATCTGTTAGAATTCTATAGTAATCTAAATATGTTTTTAAATTTTGTTTTACTGCATCATTTAAAGCAACCAATTGCTTATTTTCGTTGAAACCTAGAACATACATGTTCATTGCTAATGGATTAGGAACTCGTGTTCCTTGATAATCTGATTGCGCAATTTGGTCATCTGGGACGATATATGCTTTCGACACACTACCAAATTTAGATGGCATTGAATATGAACGAACAATGTAATCTTCTCTAGTAACTAAACGATTCTGAGTTGCAAAATTAGCTAGTGCTGCATTTTTAATATCTTGCAATGAATCTGCAGACTTAGCTCCTACAGCTGGTATTGGATTGTTAACGGTTACTGTAGATTTAATAAAATTCGTTGCTGGTATTCCGTTTGTAGAATTAATATCATCATCAAATTCAATATAATTAACATTGGTTAATACTGATGCAGGAATATTATCAGATACACCATTACCAATTGTATAAGTTACTGTTAATGATGTATTCGACGGTGCTTGTCCATATGTTCTAGTATATAAAAAATTTGACGGATCAATATCAATATTAACTGCTCTACGAACTCCAGCTAATCCATTTCCTACATTATCTGGATTTGGAATAATTTCTTCATCATTATTATCAGAAATTCCAGCACCAAATTGTATTTCCAATTTATTATCACTTCGCAATCTTGTTATGAAACGTTTCGCCGTTTTCTTTAATTTTAACAAGCTCGGAGATGATGAACGATATGATGCAAGATCTGGATCATTTTCTGCCAAATTTGGAACTGATTCAAAAAGTGTATCTTGTGCTAGATATGGAACTTCAAACCAATTATCACCATCTGATTCTTTGATTGAAATTATTTCTATAATATTAGTATCAGGTAAAACAATTTTATCATATGGTACTGGAGTAGTAAATGTATATGTAGATGTTTTAACCTCACCTGATACTGCTTTTGTTTGTTTCTTTAAAAGATAATAAGTAGGAATATTATTTAAAGTATCAGTTTGATATACAGTTACTTCGGTTGGATCAATTGATGATGAATATGTAAAATCAACCGAATCCAATGTTCTAAATGTAGAATTACCATTATTTTGTTTGATTCGCATTCCTGGTTTAATAGACAATGCAAAATTGTAATCTGGTGCTACATTTGCGCCTGATCCCGTTGCTGGTAATAGTTGATATACATCTAATGTAACATATGCAGGAACAACGTTCTTTGGATTATATCCTAATGTTTTTGAAATATCATAAACACTGCCTCGTTCTGCTGCTTGTTCTAATAATGATTCTTTTAAATTGCTATCTGCATAATATGATAATACATCGCCTACATATGATGCCATTTCCATAAATAGCATTCCTGGCGATGATTCATTGAAATCAGTATATGTTGTAGGAAAGTATTGTTTCGTAAAATCAATTAAGTTTTTACGAAATGAACCAAAATCCTTATTAATATATGATACATCTTTTTTGACTTGCATATTCTCCCTTATTCAACAATCAATTGACCATTCTCTCCTGCAAAAATAACAATTTCATTGCTAGAAATATTATTTACGGTAAAATTGATAGTTATTCGTAATTGGTATTCGATCGATGGGTCATCTAAATGAGTAACTACATCGATTTTATTAATAGTTATATATGATAACCAAAAATTTACAGGGCCGATAATTGCATCTGTAACATCTTGTTTAATTTCATCATCACTTGGTTGAAAAATTACATCAAGTAATCTAGTTCCAAATGTTGGTTGATGAACGCGTTCACCAATTCTAGTTAGTAATAAATTTTTTAAATTACTAGTACCTTGTTCAACTGCAGATAATAATGGCGTAAATACACCTGGTGCACCAAAAGCAATCGACACTCCTAAATAAGTATCAGGATTATTTTGTACAGCCGGCTGTATTATATATGCCATTAGTTTCCTTTTTTAGCATTAATTGCTTTCATTAGAGATGAATAATCTCTTGTAAGCGCTTGTTGAACTTCTGGTGCAACTTCATATGTTTTACCAGTTTCTGGGTCTTCCATTACTTGAGGTGCTGCTGGGGCTAATCCCATAGCTTCTTTCATGTTTTGACGCATCATACCAAAACCTTGTGCGTCTGCCGAAGTCATTCGAATTTCTTCCATTCCTTCATTCATTGCATCTTTGAAACTATTCATGGCCATTGGCCCTTGTTCCATTAATGGATCTGTTTCATTTAAAACTGAAGCCCATTTATTATCTTGAAACAATGGTTTCTTTTTAGTTGAAACAGCTTCACGCTGTTGTGGTCGAGCTACCGTATTAGTTGTTTTCTTAACAGGCTGAGCTATTTCGTTAATAGTAGATTGTAAACCTTCTCGAAGAATTTCTGTTAATTCTTCTTTAATAACCTCACGTACGGCTACTTTAAGTGCTTTTATAAGTGTTTTTGAATCCATATGATAATTTTATTATAAATATAAGTATTAGTATTTTACGGGCATTCCCCATTCAGTATCTGAAAGTTTCGGACCATAAAACGTTTTCGTATCATAATTAATGGCAAAATCACCTAAATTCCCATCTTCTGATGTTGGATCATTGGTACCAGATACAAAAACCACTTTGCTAGGCATTTCAATTAAATTGTCTAAAATACTCAATTGTTTTGCATTTAATTGTTGTATAAGTTCTTCTCGATTATCTAGATCATCAATCGATGTATTAAGTATATTGTAAAAGCGTGATGGTGTATAATCAACAATTTCATTATTAATAGAATCTATAGCAATTAGAGTTGCTGAAGAAACTGGAAATATTTCATTATCGCATATTGATGCTAATTTATTGATTACAGAACCTAATTGTGAAGATGCTAAACTAACACTAATATTTACCACTGTTATGATAATTGATGCTTGTTTCAATGCTCCTAATATTGTAGCAATTAATTCATTTTGTACTGCTAATGCTTGTACTAATGCCGGCGGTGCTGGTATTGGTGCAGCTAATTGTGCATTAGCTATCGTAGATGCAATTTGAGCAGCTACTGTAAGAGCAGGTACTACGATTTGTAATATTCGTAAAACATCTTGTATTTTTTGTATGGTTTGCCGTATTGATTCTAACGTAGTTTTTATTTTTTTTATTCTAGGATCATCACACTTAATACGATCTGATAATTTAGAAGAATCTAGTACTGCTTCAGTTACTTTTTCAGCTAATCGATCTGTTAGTTTGTTTAATGCAGATTGTAGTTTATTAATCGCAGTCGGTACTTTTTGTATTACTAAATCAAAAGGAGGTGCTACTGCCATGTTAAGTTTTCTTTATTTTATATTGTTCACTATTAAGATTAGGTATTAAATCAGCAATTTCACCAATAATAGATAAAGCATTGGTTGTTACAATAGCACCGGATGCAGTTCCACCAGCTGTAATTGCTTTCATTAATTTTAAAATAATTGCTTCTAGAACTTTTCCATGCACCATAGGTTCCGTTGCAGAATCATCTCCTAGTTTTATTTCACCGGTTGTATTTAATACAATTCCTTTTTCTGAATCAATTATAGCTATATCTTTTTTAGCACGCAATATAATTCTATCTCCGACACCTATAAATTGCGATTTTTTAAAGTTTGCATTATTAACAGTTAATGGCGTTGATAATTGCAATCGATCCAATGTTTGAGTACTCGTTAAATATAAAGATGAATCATCAGATTCAATATCTTCTATAACAAAGTTTTTATCTAGATCTAATTTAGATGAATTTGATAATATTATAATAGGATCTGTTGTTTCAGGTCCGGACCAGGTTGGCTGAATATCATATTTACCGGTATTAATAGTACTACTAAATCGAATACTATTACCATAACGACCTTCAAAGATAACATCACCCATATATGGCTGAAGTATAGGAGTAGAACGTTCAACGAATTCTTTATCTGCTACAAAATTTTCTGTATTAACAGGTACTACATTAGAATTGATTCTAGATTGTATCCCTGTAGTTGGGAAATAATACCATTGCAAACGACGTCTAATCCAACTTGAAGTCTGATCATATCCTTGAAAGATTAATACAGATTCACCCTTTATTGGAATTTGTTTTATGTTGGCTGAAATAGGTTTAACACGTTGTAAAATCTTAGTATTATTATTTTGTTTTATTATCACATCGATAGTAAATAACATGTTTGAATCTTGTCCTTCTGATTTTCTTGTATAAGTCTCAGCAGATTCAATAACTTCGCCAAAATAAAAATTAATAAGACTTTGTTCAATCATTCATACCTTTTTCAATTTTTTGTTTTGCTTCTTGGATTTTTTGATTTAAAACAATATCTTCGGCATCAAAACTATCTAGTTCGTCTGATAATTCTGCAGATAATGTTTGTTCAGCAACTCGTAAAAGTTGTTGTTTTTCTTCATCACTTAGTAAACCATCTGATCCAGAAATAGTTTGTTTGGTTGAAATATAGCGTTGTACAATAGCTGTTAATTTTACTAAATGGTCATCATTCTTAACAGCAACGTCTAAATATTCTTTGATAAGTGGCACAATAACAGTTGCATCAGATGCATTGCGAATCAATGGTTGTAATTGTGCAATTAGTTGATTTATTTGTCTATCTTTTTTTTTAGAATTGTGATAGACATCGGACATCAAATCGGCAAAGCTAGTGCCTTTGAATAGTTCATCATTCTTGTCCATAAGTAAAATCCTTTAATATAAATATCAAAAAGGCAATTTTACGAAGTCAGATTGTTCATACTCTAAAAATTTGTCTATGTATATTTGTTTTAATACTTTAACGACACGTGTAATATTACTAGTTTCTAATCCCGTACGTTCTCGTATAAAAATATACAATGCCTTTTTATTGAAATCTTCAATGTTTTCTCGACTCTCAAAAATATGTAAAACTGAATCAGCTACATGAATATCGACGGAGTTATTGAAAATGTAATTTAAATTATCATAACAATAAATGATATATGCATCCATGAAGTAACGCAATGTTTCTTGCATTTCATCATTGTGAATTTCAGTTATGATATTTCGTTGTTCATCAATATCTAATTCCATCGTATCGGCTTTTAATTTAGAATATGCCTTTTGATTTTCTGCAATTAAATAATTAAATGATGTTCTAGTATAATACGAATATGCTTTACCAGCATTCGGATTAAATTTATTTAAACGTTCTGTTAAATATGTAACTAAATCAGTTTGTAAATCTAAAAAAGAAGAATCAATATATGTAGGTTTTACTTTATTGATTAAATTTTCTGCCATCTTCATGAATGCGGGGTAAATAAATCTTCTATAGATTTTTTCACGTAATGCTGCATTCTCAGTGGTTTGATTATATGCTGAAATTGCAAAATCTGTTATTTTGGTAAAGTAAACGTTACTTTTTTTCCTCTTCGCTGCCATCAAATTCTTCTTTTAATTCGTCTACTACTTGTTTTAATAATGCAAATGTTGTTCCGGCTTCATCATCCTTTTCGAATGCACCTAATCGGTCAATTTGGTTCATTGCGTTATATGATTTAGAAATACGATCAAACATATATTGATTGGTTGATTCCAATTCGTCAATGTATTCTTGTGCTTCTGCTAATGTACCTGCAAGATACCAAATTCGATATCCTAAATAACCTATAACACCGAGTGATGCTATACTAATTAATATTAAAGCCATATTATTCCTGATTAAATGCTTTGAAAATATCCATAAGTGAATTTTCAACATCTGGATTATTTTCAGCTAGATTTTTCAATCCATTACTTTTTTGCGTTTTGCTTTTTTCGGCAACTGGATTAGGAGATGCATTTTTATTGTTTCTCCAACGCTCATACTCTATAATAGATGCCATATGATCTGCGTGGTGTAAAATAATCGGTAAATTTGTTTTTAATTTTGCTTGAGC